TATAATTTTGATATTTTACCTTTAGTTAATTTCATTTCTATATAAATAAATTAATATTTTATTTATATAGTTATATTAATGACAACAAATAATACATCAATAAATATATCAAGAGAAAATGTCTCAGGAAATTGTGATTTAAAATGTTCTTATAATTTTAGATATACTCAAACTAGTTTAATTGCTAAAAATGATGGCGTAATGATTTCTTTAACATGTGATAAAAGTAAAATAACTCCTGTTTTGTATAATTCACAAAAATATAATGTTGATAAAATAGTAATTGTATCACCATCCATTCATATTTTTGATGGTTCTAAAGCTAAGGCTGAGATATTAATTAATCATGTTCCAGAACTAGGAGGTAATCAGTTAGTAGTTGGAATACCTATTATAGAATCAACCGATTCTAGTACAGCATCTAATTTATTAACTGAAGTTATAAAGGGTGTTTCTAACGGTGCACCTGCTAAAGGGGAAACAACCAATTTGAATATTACTGGATTTACATTAAATTCAATAGTACCTAAAAAACCATTTTACAGCTATAGTGCTTCAACTAAAAATGATAAAAATGATTATGTTATTTATGATATTTTAGACGGAATTACATTGAATAATACAACACTAACAACTTTAAAAGAAATAATCAAAGAGTTTCCAGTTCCTACACCAGGTGATAAATTATTTTACAATCAAAAGGGGCCAAATCAATCAAAAGTAGGTGATGGTATTTATATTTCTTGTCAGCCTACAGGTTCATCAGAAGAGGAAATAGATGTTGAAACTACAAAAAATACTTCATCACATGATTTATTTTCTTTTGATAGTGAAACTGGCAAAATAATTTTACAAATTTTTCTTTCTTCTCTCATTTTTCTTATTGTTTTTGGCTTATTAGGGTATGCTTATTCATATTTAACTGGAAATACTATACAAATGCCAAGTTTACCAAATTTAGGAAAATTTAAATCTACGTAAATAATTATTAGTTAATAAGTATTAATAATTATTTAATTATTTAGTTAATTGGTGAAGCATCATAAAGATTATCTAAAAGTGGTTTATATGATGGTTTAGAGAGACTAGAACCAGAACGAATAATAGGAGCCATTTTTTTAACCACCTCTTGTTCTAAAGTATAAGGGAATTGATTAAACGCAGAAAATTGTGACATTTTTTTCTCTTCAGATGGAGCATATCTTTGTAAAGCATCAATACCAGTTGTTACAGATGAGCGACGAATTAAATCAAACGCAACAAATAAAGCTAAAACAGCTAAAACAGGATGAGTATGCATAAACATATAAATGACTATAACAAAAATAACTATTTTGCCAATTATGGAATCAATCATGCTCGCAATTGGCTCAGGAGTTTTATATCCCATTATCAAATAAATGATAAATAAGATGACCAACACTAGTTCTCCCATATGTTGTTTTTTAAATAAACTAGAATAACTTTCCATATATCATATTAATAGATTTTATTTATTCTATTTTTATAAACTACATAAAAACTTTATTCTAAATAATATAGCTTTAAATGGAAAATACTAAAATAAATACATATCTAGGGCAAAAAGGGTATACTATACCTAAAAATGAATTAACTATTGAAAAACAAAAACAGTTACGAAATGATTTGACAATTAAGCCTTTTATAATGGGGTCACCATTAAATAATAATCAGTCTACATTCCCTGCGTATAGGGAATCATCTAATAAATTTTATGTACCACATTATTATGGTGTAGAAAATTTTGGTCCACCGAAGGAATATAAGATTAGTGAAGGGACAAATATTAATTTGGAATTTGCTGGAAAATTGCGTGAAAATCAAGAAGTCGTTGTGAAGACTTATGTTAATCATGTTGAAAAAGTCGGTTTTGGTGGAGGATTATTAGAGCTTCCATGTGCTTACGGTAAAACTGTGCTTTCTCTTAACATCATATCTCGTCTCAATAAAAAAACATTTATTATTGTTCATAAAGAATTTTTAATGAATCAATGGATAGAAAGAATTCAACAATTTTTACCAAAAGCTCGTGTAGGAAAAATACAAGGACCTATTATTGATATTGATGATAAAGATATTGTTATTGGTATGCTTCAAAGTTTGTCAATGAAAGAATATCCGGCTTCCGTATTTGAGAGTTTTGGTTTAACTATTATTGATGAGGTACATCATATATCAAGTGAAGTTTTTTCAAATTCTTTGTTTAAACTTGTTACAAAATATATGCTTGGACTTTCCGCCACAATGAATCGTAAAGATGGTACAACCCATGTATTCAAAATGTTCTTAGGGGATGTCATATTTAAAGGAAAAAGAGATGAAGAACGTGAAGTTACTGTGCGTGCGATTGAATACTATGTTGATGATGAGGAATTTAATGAAGTAAAATTAGATTACAGAGGTAATGTTGCTTACAGCACAATGATAAGTAAATTATGTGAGTATAATCGAAGAAGTGAATTTATTTTAAAAGTTTTGAGCGATATGCTTCAAGAAAATCCATCTCAACAAATAATGGTATTGGCTCATAATAAAAATATATTAAAATATATTCATGACGCAATAGCTCACAGAAGTATAGCTACAGTTGGTTATTATATTGGAGGAATGAAAGAATCGGCATTAAAAGAAACAGAAGGGAAAAAAATTGTCATAGCTACATATGCGATGGCTGCAGAGGCTTTGGACATAAAAACGCTTACCACATTAATAATGGCTACACCAAAAACAGATATTGAACAAAGTGTTGGGCGTATTCTCAGAGAAAGACATAGTAGCCCAATTGTTGTTGATATTGTAGATAGTCATGATACTTTTAAAAACCAATGGCGTAAAAGAAAAACATTTTATAAAAAAGAAAATTATAAAATAATTTATACTACAAGCCCAAAGTATAATCCTGATACAAGTGGTTGGACAGTTGTTTTTACCCCAAATCCAAGTGGTCAAAAAAAATGTAAAGAAACAAGTAAAAAAATAGTTAATAAAAATAAATCAGCTAAGAGCAGTAGTTCTAGTGATAAAAGTATTACAAATGATTCAGATGAAGATGAAGATGAAGCTGAAATTGTTGAAGAATCTAAACCCAAGGATAAGTATTTGACTGGAGTATGCTTATTAAAATTTAAAAAATAGTTATTATATTTATATATTTTACACTTTACACTTATACTAAAATAAGATAGAAGTATATTTATTAACCAAAAACATACTAACTATAACTAGTTTTAATATTATTGTACTTCCTAAAAATTTTGGAATATCTATTGATATATTTCTTTCACGAAGAATTTGAGTAATCGGCAAATAATTATTTTTATCAATAGTCATTATTAATAACATAATACTTGGTTGTAATATATATATTACCAAAGAATTCATAAAATCTTTAAAGGCCATACCTATTGCTATAGCTATGGAAACTGATAAAATAGTATTCGCATTTTTATTTAAAAATTTAAAAACTTCATCTACAGTATTTCCTGAACTTGATTTATCCTTTTTTTCTTGTGTTTGTTGTGGTTGTATTTGTTGAGGTTGCTGTGGTTGTTGTTCTTTTGGCAATTCTGCTGGGAAAGTTGTTGGATTATCATTTGGATTTCCAAAATATACATTTGCTGGATTCATATATAAAATAATTATATATTTTAAATATGAATTTGAATTAATAAATATTTATACATAGATTTTAATGACCTCTGCTAGGAAATCCACTACCTGTATAGTGATTATAATTATCTACACAATTGGTACAATTTGGCAACACTCTAATAGGAGGAGGATTAGCAAGCCCTAGTTCACTTGCGGGTAAATTAATACCGGCTACTTGATAAGTTGGCGTCATTGGCAAGTTATTTTGGTATTGAGAATAACCACCTTTCATACGATACTTTCTATTATTTCTACGACGAGTACCTCCAGCCATTGCCATTGTTCTAGCCATTGACATTTGACGAGAACGACTCCTATTTCTTCTTCCACCAGCCAAAGCCATTGCTCTTGATTTTACTCTATTTCTCAAACTCCTGCGACTTTTTCTTCCGCCTTTCATCTTATATCTTTTAGTGATATTTTTTATTTTTGTTTTAAGTCTTTTCGCACCTCCCTTAAATAAACAAATACCTGGAACTTTTCCTGCCGCAGCATCCACATTAATTTTCGCCCCTGCTAAACCAGGAAGACCTGGTATCTCATTACTACTAAAACTACCTGAATAACTGGAATTTGTACCGTTTACATAAGAACTATTATTAAAAGGAGACATATTACCATATCCTAGATTTGATGCATCTGAACCAGCTGACATTATATATATACGTCTAGAAAAAGGTATTATTCAAATGTAAAATATATTAAATATTATTTATATATTCGGTTTATTCTATATCCAACACGACATAAAATTTCATATGGTGGGCTATTACCTATTTTAGCAATATCATCTATAGTTTGTGGACAGTTTTTACCATTACCAAAAATAATAACATTATTATCATTAACTTTATCTATTTTTTTTGCTTCAACAACAATTTGGTCCATACTGATTAACCCTAATACCTTTCTCTTTGTTCCATTTATATAAACATATAATTTACCTGAAGATGACCTTGGTATAATATCGGCATAGCCTATTGGTAAAATAGCTACTCTCATCTTTCGAGGAGTAATATATTTCCAATTATAACCTATTCCTTCTCCCTTATTAATATCTTTTAATTGAATTATATATGTACTAAGAGTCATTGCTAATTTTAAATATTTATCTTTTTCACCATCAGAAAGGCCATAAATACCTCCTCCTGCTCGCGATAATGTAAAATCTGACATATCATAGTTCAAACAGCCCCCTGTATTCGCTATATGAACTAAAGGTGGCACAATATTAATATCCTCCAATCTTTTTCTTAAATCTCTAAATTTACGCAATTGTTCGTTAACAATAGGACTATTTTTAATTTCAGAACAAACCAAATGAGACATCATCCCTTCTATTATTATTTTATCACATTTACTTATTTCAATAAAGGCGTCAAATGATTTATCATAGGGAATACCTGCGCGATTAATACCTGTATCAACAAACATTGTCACCTTAATTTTTTTATTTTTTGGAATTAAACTGATAAATTTTGGAATAGTCTTTTCATCACAAATAGCAATATCAATATCCATATTGAAAGCATCAGGTAACTCATGACCATCTACATCATATAACCAAGCTAATATTCTACCTTTATCGCCACTTTCTCTTAGCAATATGGCTTCACCTAATGTAGCAACACCTAAATATTTTACTCCCATTTTTCTTAAAATTTTGGCCATTCCAACTAAACCATGTCCATACGCATCTGCTTTTAAAACAGGCATAATGTCTGTTTTTGTTTTCTTTTTTAAGTAATTTAAATTATTTTTAATCGCATTTATATCAATAACAGCTTTAATATCCTTATCAACCGAAGGAATAGCATAAATTTTAGCTGTTTTATTTCTAAAATTTTTATTTTTTCTAGTTTTTGTCTTCATATATAATATTTATTTATTATATTATCTTTTAATTTTATTTTTTATTGTTTTTTTGTGTGTTCTTTTTATTTTTAAATTTTTTACAGTTTGTTTTCTTTTAATATTCCCCTTCTTTTTTGAAAATTTATTTTTTTTACGATATCTACGTTTTGATAATTTTATTTTTTTTCCTCCACTACTAGTAATATCTATAGGAATTTGTTGAGGAGATTTATATTGTGAACTATTTAAATCTGAACTTGATGATGTGTCATTCGAACTTTTGGAATATTCACTTCCTCTAGTACTAACATATTGTAATAATAATCCTTTGTTTAACATACTTTGTATTATCTCATATGTTTTACTTATAAATTCATTTTTCATTTCAGTAAATCCACATAATTTTAAACTATAATCATTCACATTTTTGTATATTATATCATAATTGAAATCTTGTGAAGCATTGTAGTTTTGTTCTATAATTTGTTTAGAAATTCCACTTGCTCTTCTAATAAGATTAAAAAAATATTTCATAGAAGGCGTATTTCCTATTTCTTCTATAATTTCAGGTGGTGGTATCGTAATTTTATAATTACTATCTAATAAATATGATTTAATATTTTGAAATTGTGTATATATATCATATTTACTTTTAGAAAAAAATAAATAATATTCAAATAAGGCGTAATTATAGGTATTTAATGTTTTTTCAGTATATTCCTTTAAAACTAGTTTTAAAAAGACATAAAATTCTATATTATGTGGAATCCAATTATTTACACCAATCATGTCACCTAGAATATAAGTTTCATCTATTTTAGTATAAAATGTATCTATTGCTTCTTCATAATTTATAAAACTAACTTCATATTGATGTAGCAGCTCAAATAAAAATGTAATAACCGTTATGTTATTTTGTAATAAAATATCAGGGTTATTTAATAAATCAAAATTTGAGTTTAAAATTAACTCATATAAATTTAAATCGGAACCACCTCCTCCTCTACTATTTTTGCTTGCTATGCGCTCCGTTTCGCCGGACAGACTTTCATACAATTGTGTTCCCTGTGCAGCAATTGTTCCTATAGCAGCTGAACTCAGATTCCCTGTAACAGAACCAGCTCCAAAGCCATATGCTACAAGATTTGTTATTGCTGCTGCTGTTGCTCCTACTGCTGTAGATGTAGATGAAACATTTAAATATTTACGTTGAGCTACTAAAGCAGCTGGAATAACAATACCACTTAATGTATTAAATGTATTATCTAGACCGAAAAACATACTACTACCTAGAAGACTAATACAAACACCACTAATTATTATATTTCTAAAACTATTTTCTGTTTGAGTATTCATCGGTGTTTGAGTATTCATCGGTGTTTGAGTATTACTTGGTATATTTATACTTATATCATTCAATATATTATCAATATTAGAAATATCAGCTTCCTTAAGATATTGAGATACGTTTTTAGATTGAATACGAACATCAGGATACATTTCTTGTAAAACATGTTGAACCATCATACTCCCATCTCCAAAATCTTCATTATAGCTCAAATTATTTTTATCATAAATATTTACTGTTGTTAAGTTTTCTATTACAACTTCATTATTATCATCGTATTTAAATTGAACAGTTATTGCCGGTTGTATAGTTCTTGTAACATGTAAATGTTTATTACCATTTTCTATCATTATCCAATATGGAACAGTAATAAATTCACGATCTTCGTCTTGTGTTCTTCTCGTTTGTGGGGCTAAATAATCATCTCTTATTTTATTTGCTTGTTTATTCATTTCATTTATACACGCAGCTATATATTCGTCAGTACCTATTATCAATACGTTATGTTTATATTCCCCTATATACGAATATTTTAAACTATTATCAGATAATCCATTATTAATCTCAGTCAAAAACTCTTTAAAATTAGGAATAGTGGTACCACGGAAATACAAAAAACGAATAAAATCATCTATATTTTCAAAAATAGATTCATGCATGTCTTCACCAAAATGAAGTCCTCCAATTTGTACTTCTGTCTCATGAGGAAGTAAAACAGACTCTTCTTTTTTTATATCAAAATTATATGAGTTTTCACTTTGTAAAGGTTCGTCACCTCCACCTCCAGTCCTAACCTCATCAGGTAGAGGGGTCCTTTCCTCATTAGATAGAGGGTTTGGTTTATATATTATCATATTATGTTCCAAATCTAATATTACAGGTATTTTATTAATAATAGCATAAGAAAACAGCATACGGTCATGTGTAACCAAAACGGCAGACTTAGTTGCTGTAATTAATGGAGAATTCAAAATTACATATTTTGAACCGTTTTTTGTAACCTTTTTAAATGTTAAGTCTTTTAGTTTATCCTTTTTACATACTCGTCCCTGTAATGTATCACCTAATCTTTTTCTAGCATAAAAAAAAGCATTATTCTTTAAAATATCATCGT